CCATGAGCTTACAGTTACTAATCCTAACACAGGTGTCAAAACTTCTAGTGTCGTCGAAGGATTAGTCAATTTTTTCGGATAGCCCTATTCCAAGAGGGGTTAGCAAGGTTCTACCAAACGAATTTTGCCTTGGTTCAACACCATAAATATACCTTGAGTGACATAGAGAATATGATCCCATGGGAACGAGACATTTATGTCAATATGCTTTCCAAGTGGTTAAACGATGAGAGGGAACGTATAGAAAAAGAACGTCAATCACGTAAGAAAAGATGAATCGTCGTGCTATCTCTAAGATGCTAGGAGTTAAACTCTTGCCTGTATCAGGTGAGATGACTCGTAGTGCCAAGAATATGCTCGATACTGAGATGGAGTACATCGACTATCTCAGGAATAGAAGAAAGTTCTTCGTAATGACGAACGTGATGCAGCAGAGGGTCACAGTTGGTGGAAAGAAAGGCGGTAGAGATGCAGACGGTGGTTCAAAGAGTAGAAGTATACCCAGAAATAGAAGATTTCTTAAGAAGAAGAAGAGACTTAGATTTAAAAGTTTTGGTAAGGGTAGTAAGGTAGGTAGATTCGCTCGTGGTCTAAGATATAAGGCATTAAGACTTGGTGGTGCACCTGGTCTAGGAAAGAAAGCAGCATTTAGAGGTCCTTTTAGGTTTCTTAACCCTAGAAACATCGCGAAGATTGGTGTCAAGATAAAGGATAAGGGTATACAAGCTGGAAATAAGGTACGACAGGCAGGAAGTTTTGTAAAGAAAAAGGGGATGCAGGGTATAAACTATGCGGGTAAGAAATTAACTGGTGCAGGAAGTTTCTTGAAGAAGAAAATAGTTGGAGGTGCTACTAGAGTCAAAAATGTCACTGGTACCATGATGGATGGTGGTATCAAGAGGATAAAAGACTTGTGGAAGAGAGCACCACAGATGGTTGATAATGCGAAGTCAGTGGTTAAGACTCTAAAGAACTCTAAGATGTTTAAGAACCTTTCCAAAGTTATGGCGAAAGGTGGTGGACGAGCAATTCCAGTAGCAAGTATGGCACTGTCAGCTAATGACATGGTTCGTTATCAGAAAATAGGTGGTTGGAAAGGATGGCTCGGCACTGCTCTTGCTGCTCTGGACATGGGTGCTGACGCAACAACTCTAGGAACTGCTCCTGCATCTGTCACTGGTGTAGGTGCTGCTGTTCCAGCTATTGCTCAAGTTGTCTCACAGATTGCGGGATGGGGATTGACAATATTTGAACTTGTTCAAGTTCTTTCTGGACAAGATCCATATGCACAATTTGATCAGGAGAGTGGAACTTATAGTGGTAATAGTCAAAAGGGACTACTGGGATTCGCAGAAGGTGGAGAAGTCACACGTCCTACTAAAGCGATAATTGGTGAAGGCGGTGAAGGAGAACTGGTCATACCTCACTCTAAGATGGGTAAGGTGATGTCTAGTCTATTCAAGGAAGTAGGTGCTATGATGCTTGGCATCACTAAAGGATTCCTTGGTACACTACCAACTCCTAGCACAGACACAACAAAATTACTATCAGAAGCATCTAAGTTATCTGGACTATTTCCTGGCGGTGATATTCCAAAAATTTTCAGTGGTAAAAAGATTACAAATAAACTTATTGGTACAGCAAAGAGAGCATTTACAGCTGCTAATCCTATAGCTGGATTAATTATGAATATATTGAGGAGACCAGTGATGGCTCAACCAGACATGGTTACACAAATTGCTACCTCTGCTGTTAACACTGCTGATACTGCTAGCACGACTATACAAGGTGATAGCACAATGGTATCTAATTTTAATATTACTGATTACTATGGATCAACCGAGAATAGATCAAGACCTCATGGTGGTGTAGACGTTGCTACTCCCGTTAACACACCCGTAGGTTTTGCTGAGAGTGGTGAGATATTGGCAGCAGGAAAGTATGGTGGTTATGGTAACATGATGGATGTATGGCTACCTAACACTGGAATACAAATGCGTATTGCTCATTTGAGTTCCTTCGTAAAAAAATCTGGGGAATTTTTAGCAGGAGAGGTTATAGCAAAGACTGGTGGTGCCAAAGGAGATCCTGGTGCGGGTAATTCTACAGGTCCTCATTTGCACTTTGAATACGATGATAAGAAAGACTCAACTAGATATGGTGGAGCAGGGGATCCACTCCCATTCGCACCTTTAATAAAGTTAGGAAACTTTCAACCTCCATCGGAGGAAGGTGTAGGTGGAGTCAGTTATGGTCATCCCTTATCCCAGACAGTCAAGTGGCCAACAAGTGGTGGAGCGATGGGAGGTGCTTCCTTCTCTCCTGCTCAGGCATCGGGACTATCACCTAATCAGGGATCAACTACCATAACAAAACCTCAAGTAGTGTTGATCCCACTTCCAATACAAAGTCCTGTTCCTTATCCTGTGAGACAAGTCGTAACTAAAAAAATAGAGAGGAAAGTAGTTTTAGGTGTTGATCCTTTCTCAGGTAAATATGGTGATATGAATGGATAAAGAGTTTCCCAGTTTAGAAGACGTACATGTAATACTGAGTGATCTGACCAATCTCTTTGAAGATCGCAATGCGATGCTTCATACTATGATGAAGGAGGATAAGTATAAAGACTTCCTATTGGCAGAGAACTTACAGTCAATGGTGGAGGCAGATAATAGAGATGATTCTAGAAGAGGTGGAATAAAAACTGATTTAGCTAATGGTTATGAGATACTCAAAGCTCAGACCACAATGAGGAAGTTTGCTAACTTCATTAATCCTGCATCACTTCCAATGATTGATCTTGATGCACCGATTGAATTTTATGATGACAGAGAAGATCAGGAAGCAGACGTTGATGAGCAAAACGTTGTAGATGGACAAGATGGTGTAGATGGTTCAGACGGAATAGATGGTCAACCTGGTCCGCCTGGTAAGGATGGCACTTCAATGTCAGCTCCTAGTAGTAATACTAATCTGTCTCCTAGTACTTCTCAGACACCTGATACTAAACTAGCAAAGGGTGGTTTCGTTAATCCTGCTAGTCCACTGATGAACTCACTACAACCTAGTAGTAGGTCAAAACCTGGTGATATTAAGTCACTTGAGGAATTAGGACTTGATGGTGATGCCAACGTTGCTTCTGAATTTGCTGAAGATCTTGGACTTGACAAATATAAGACTGCTCTCGCAGCTGCCATGGGATTGCCATTGAAGGCAGTAGCAGCTGGTTTGGGTGGATTACTGAGTGCTCTATCATTGCCTAACTCACCAGAGTTCATGGCAGCTAAGTCACAGATAAGCAATATAACTGATGCATTTGACTTACCGAAACCTGACATGGGTAGCGAGTCAAGTGAGAGTACCACAAATACTCAAAGCAAACAAGAACAACTTATAGCGGGAGGTGGATTCTTCTCTACTATTACAAACTTGATGGGACTTGCTAAAGACAAGGATCACCAAGTGTCTCCAGATACCCCTATGGGTGCTGCTGTTACGGGAATACAAAACCGTAGGATGCAGAATGATAAGTTAATTGAGATGTTAAATGGAACTGGAGGACCTTCTCTAGATGGTTCACCTCCAGACAAAATATATGCATCAGCTAATACTCATTATGATCAGACTAAGACTGCTATCACAAATGTTGCTGAGTCTGCCAAGCAGATATTCAAGAGTACAACAGCTGGTGCTGTAATTAATAAGACTGCTAGTGTATTGAACCAAATTTTAGGTGGAGTATTTAAGGCTGATGTTGGTGCACAGACAAATAATCAAGATATCAATAGTCTGACTAATCAAGTTATTGAGTTAAATGAGGTATCAATGTCAGAGATGAATAATCTTGTAGTCAATGATACTATGATGCAGAACCAAGAATCAGATATGGCAGCAAAGGTAAAAGCACTAACAACAAAAATGGCTATGGGTAATGGTATAACTATGGATGACAAGTCAACTATCGCACCAACTGAGTTGGAAGTTAGTAGGTATCTCCTTGCTAACATAGGCACAGTAGAAGGTGGACAAACCGCCCATGATATAATATGAGACAGAGTAATTTTAGACTAATTAACCTTGAGATAGGTGTCCCTCATATGAGCGAATCAGGTGAGCAGGGATTCGTTGTTGTTTCTTTGACATCTAATCAGTTGATGGAGATGCATTATATTGAGGATATTACCAAGTCAAATCTCCTCATCATGTTAAAGATCAACGATAGTGGAAGTGGAGTATTGGATTCTTTGGTAGGCATGGATCCAATAGAACTGGTATGGACAGATGATTCTCTCAGCAAGGGCATGGAAGGTAATGTCATGAGTAGATCATTAGTTGTATATGACATTAAAGATCGTATTATAAAAGATGGTAAACAGTCACAAGCAACCTTATACTGTATTAGTATAGATGCTGTGAGAAATAGTGCTACTAAAATATCAAGGAGATTTGGTAAAGGTGGTGGACAGTATACAAATGAGATAGTAGATGAACTATTAACTAGAGATCTATCATCTACCAGACCACTTAGAGCAGATAAATCTACAACTAAATTATCATTCGTAAGTCCATACTGGGATCCTTATACGATTATTAGTTGGTTAGCTTGGAGATCAATAGAGGAAGGTGGTAGTGGTAAGAAGAGTGCGGGGTATCTATTCTATGAGAATGCTGATGGATATAACTTTAGATCTATGGATGCTCTAACTCAGCAAGCAGAATCAAGAGATATAAATGTCAACTATGCTCCAGATGATACTGAGGATGAGGATGACAAAGATCAGAAGGATATAAACATCTTTGGATTTAGTGTCAGCGAAACGAGTGATTTGTTCCGTGGTATTAATTTAGGTAGTTACGCTAGTACAACATTCACGTTAGATATGAAAGACTTCAAGTATGAGGAGATACCTTTCTATATGGCTGACTTCTACCCAACAATGAAGAAGTTAAACAATAGAGGACTACCAAGTTTCTACGAACGATTTGGTAGTATAAAGACAGGTGGTAGACCTACTAGAATCATGTCTAAAATTTTAGATACTGCTATGTACACAGAGGGTACATACACACAAGACTTGACAAAACAACTGTCACAGTCTATGATAAGGAATCAATTATTTTTTAATCAGTCTGCTACCTTTGAGTATGAAGGAATGCAAGATCTAAAAGTTGGACAGGTTGTTAGAGTCAATAAGTACAACGCAAGATCTGGAAAATTAGAACCAGTCATTAGTGGTAAATACATAGTAGGCAAGATATACAGACAATTCTTATCTGAGAGAGACATGATGTCTACAAGAGTAACTCTGTTTAGGGACAACTTAGGATGAACATAGAGAGTGCTGCACATGCCATCGGTAAAGATGGACTTAACTGGTGGATTGGACAAGTCGAGAACGACGGGTCTGACCCAGAGTATACGGGTGCGAACGCAAAAGACTATGACTACACAGGAAAAGTTAAGGTAAGAATAGTAGGGTATCATAACCCAGACAAAACAATTCTACCTACAGCAGACTTGCCATGGGCTAGTTGTGTAATGCCTGTAGTATATGCCCAGAGAAGTGGTATGGGATCTGTTCAACAGTTACAGGTTACCAGTTGGGTGGTTGGATTCTTTATGGATGGTTCATCGGCACAGATACCTATTATCATGGGTAGTATCAATGACCAGAACCCAGAAGGAATATACGCAAAGGAAGCAGAAGACAAGAATAGAGGATACCAACAGATATTTGCTCCAGACTATAAACCAAAACTACATGGAGAGGGTGGTAGTGTACCTGGTGGTAGTGCTAATACAACAGAAACAGATAAGACTGGTAATAATACAACAACCACAGAAGAAGGAGGAGCAACCAGTGGTGATGGCACTGTATCAACAGTCAACGAACGTGGTAAGGGATCTAAACAGACAGATGCCCAGAAAGCAGCAGACAAAAGAAAGAAGTATACTGTACATGTAGGTAATGGTAAGTGTGGTACTCCTGCTGACGTAAAAATTAAGGGTGCTACTGCCGAGTTCCTCAAGTTTGCTAGAGGTATAGAAAAGAATGAGATAGGTGAGTTTATTAATAAAGAAACTGGTAAGATAGAAGACTTAGCCAATGAGATAGAGTTGATGCAGAACAGGATCCAAGGATTCATGGGTGGTGTTCTAAGTAACGTCAAAGGAACCATAATGAAGGAGGTTCAGAAAGAGATCCAGAAAGAAATTAATGACATCAAAATTCCTGATCCAGATTTATTAGATCCTACCGTTGGTAAGCTCAAGAATGTAGGAGATCTTCTTGACTGTCTATTCAAACAAATCTTCAATGAGATGGCTGATGTTATTGGTGGACTATTGAAAGACCTTCTCAGTCAAGTTCTTGATGCTGCATTGTGTTTCGTTAAAGATCTATTCTCTGACTTGTTTGGTGGTCTCATGGACAAACTCATGGCTGGTATTGATGCTGCCTTGGGTATACTTCAAGGTGCGATAGGTGCTATTAAGGGAGCAGCAAATCTAATTCAAGGTATTACTAACAAAGTTCTTGACCTAATTGACATGGTTTGTGATGGTGACCTATCTTGTGCTCTTGGATTATCAACATTTGAGACAGGATCAGGTGCTAAAGAGAGTGAAGCAGACAAGCAAAAGAAACAGGCAAGTCAGTACAGTGATGCAGCAAAGAGTGCACTGGCAGATGGTAAGACTACTCTAATTGGTACAGCTATACCTAACTCACGTGGATGGATTCCAGTCACTAAGTTGATAGATGGTAAACCTGTCAAGAAAGCATTCAACACCAAGAACGGTGAGTTCGCAGAAGTTGGAGCAGCAGGAACTGGCGTAAGTGACAAGACATTTGAGAAGGGTAAGAGCTTAATAGAGAAATTTGACAGTGTATATCCTATACGGGCTTCAGATGGTACTATCAATTATGATACTGTCAACTGCTCACCAGAAAACACACGTAAGAAACCTTGCTTCCCAGAATTAATTTTTGACAATGCACAGTCCACAAGTATTATTAAAGCATTACCTATCATTGATGACATAGGTGCTATGGTTGGTGTGTTGATGAGGAACAAAGGATCTAGAATCAATACAACTGCTAAGGTGAGAGCAATGTTCACCTGTAACGAACCAGAAGGAACAGGTGCTAAACTCACACCTATCATTAAGAACGGACAGATTGAGAAGATCAGAGTTGATAAGCCAGGTATAGGTTATGGATTAGATCCAGACAATACATACTGCCCAAGAGAACAGAAGTTCTTCCTCATAGACAATGTAGAGTTAAATGATTACGCAGATGCGGGTGACATACTTTTCTATCAGGAAGAAGATGGTGATCCAAACGAAGGTGTTCTACAGGTCATGGATTACAACTACAATAATACCAACAAAGTTGCTCTTGCTACACTGCAGAAGGATGCTTATATTCCACCTGGATTGAAGATACAGACATCAGGTGGTACATATAAGTTTGAATTAAATTCTGAACAGTCATTCTATGACCTTGCTATTCCATCTAACGCAACAGCGTTGTATGCTAACTGTGATGACATCATACCAGTCCTCGATACTATTGACATAACCAACGTAGGTAAAGGGTATAAGAATCCTAAGATCAAAGTTGGTGATGAAGAGATCGGTGACATTTCAGTTGACACAGAGGGTAGGTTACTGACACCTACTATCACTACCAAGACTGTAGGATTCATGAGACCAACGATTGAAGATCCAGAAGGATTTGGTGCTAACATAGTACCTACATATCAGTACGTAGGTCCAAGTAAGTTTAGTGAGATCTTCGAGTCTCAAACATATATTGACTGTATAGGACACCCAAATGGCTAGACAAGATACAAGTAACACAGAATTATTTCAAGGTGATCAGTCAGAGAATGAAAATCCTCAACACATTACCAACTATCCAAAGAACTGGATAACAGTAACCTCAGCTGGTCATGTACTGGAATTTGACAATACAGAAGATGGTGAAAGGATACGTATTATCAATGGTAAGACTGGTTCTGTCATTGAAATGGACGAAGAAGAAGACACATATATCATCAGTTCAAGAGATTTAAACCTAAATAGTGACGGAACGACCACCCTCAAGGTCGGTAAAGATAAAAAAGAGGACAAACTTATTATTCAGGTTATCGGTGACGCTCACCTTAATGTGGAAGGAGACTTACACACAGAGGTAGAGGGAAACAGATATGATAAAGTGAACGGTGAGTATCAATTAAAGGTTGGTGGAACTATGATGATAGATTCCGCATCTAATATTGGTATCAATGCTGATAATGAGATCAGATCTATTGGCAATTCAATCAACGAAAGGTGTACCTTCAAGAAGCTAGACATGGCAGATGGTGGACAGTTGACTGAGATTATCAATGGTAACCGTGTGATTAGAATGGATAAAGAAGGAGGAACGTTCGCTATCG